CGTTGGTGAGCGACTGCGCTACGCCCTGCCGGCTCCCGCCAAAGGCCCGTGCCGCCGTGGCGCGTTGCGCCTCTTGCGCTTGGGCCATCTGGCGCTGCTGCTCAATGTCATTGAGCGATTGCTGCACCACCTGCTGCTCATAAGGATTCTGGAAAGCTGTTATTTCTTCAGGAGAAAAAGGAGTCAGCCCTAAGTTTGTAAGCTGCCGCTCGCCTGCCTCGTACAGTGGAGTAAGTCCAGCGAATTGCCGAGCCGGCAGCGCTGCCGCAACGCCCTGAGCCTGCTCCAGATTTGCAAGATAGGCTTCGCGGATCGCTGGGTCTATTTGCGATGTAACCGTCTGAGTGCCGCCACCTTTAGACATTTTGAACTCCTCTAACTTGATTCATTTTGCCAATGAATTGGCATACGCGCAGACCGTTTTTAAGTAACGCTCTGCCAAACCATGAACTCTTGACCGGCAGTCCCATCTCTTGTGCCATAGCAATTGACCAAGGTGTAGCAATTGCATGAGCAGCATGACGAACAAATGCACCAAACAAGTCCTTACGGTCCATCCATTTGACGATGTGCTTTGCCCAGACGACATATCCTGCATACGTCTGAGGACTTTGCGCCACTAGCAAAGCGCCAAACGCTTGATCTGCTTCGTAGATGTCTCGCGGCATCAGACCCAAATGATGTAGCTTTGTGCAGATGATTTTTGCACCACCATCACCGCCACCACCACCACCATCGGAAGATCCAAAACTACCTGTACCGTCAAAGCCAGATGAACCAACACCATCGGCAGCAGCGTAACCTCCTGCTGAATCTACACCGCTACCCATTCCGACATCACCCATCATGCCAACATCTGCTGCGGCAGCGGCATCAGCAGCGGCCTGTGCATCTGCTGCGGCTTGCGCTTCTGCTGCGGCTTGCGCTTGTGCCATTGCCTCTGCTTGCGCCATAGCCTGTGCTTGCGCCATAGCTTCTGCTTGAGCCTGTGCTTGTGCCTCGGCCTGTGCTTGTGCCATAGCTTGAGCTTGTGCTTCAGCTTGTGCCATAGCTTGAGCCATTGCCTCTGCTTGAGCTTGAGCTTGGGCCATAGCTTGTGCTTCAGCTTGAGCCTGAGCCATTGCCTCTGCTTGCGCCATAGCTTGCTCTTGCGCCTGTACATCAGCCATTGCCTGCGCCTGTGCAGCGGCGGCAGCAGCATCAGCCGCTACAGCAAGACCAGATTCATTTGCTATCGCATCAGCAATGGCCTGCGCCTCTCCTTCTCCAACAGCAGCACTTGACAGTCCTGCCAGAGCATCCATCGCGGCCTGATCGTTTGCCATCTGTGCTGCTTGAGCTTCCATTTTTCCAAGAGCAGTAATGCCAGACGATGTAAGACCTTTGCCAGCCAAGCCAGCCAAAAAGCCACCAGGCGCAAACCCACCAAGCAAACCACCATAAGCAGACAACGCCTGACCTAATGCAATGGCATCAGCAGGGTTCCCAGATACTCCACCAGAGGCGTCAAGATCACCACCGCCACCGCCAGTATCAAGAAGACCTGATCCTGCTCCAGCCGCTGCATTCGCAGCAGCCTGATTTCTTCGGCGCTGATACAGGCCAGGATCATATCCACTAGTGAAATCTTGATAGTAGTTCGCCGTTGAGGATGGCGCTGCCTGCTGGCCCATGATTCGGCTGTAGATGTCGCCTTCGCCAACAAGATAAGGTAGTCGTGTCGCCACTTCAAAGCTCCTTGCTCACCACGAACCATCTAGGTTCGTAGCCTTCATCCTTTATAAAGGTTCTTTCCCAGCCTCGACGGCCTGCGAAAGTTGACCTGCTGCAACCCTGCTGCTTCGCCCAAAGCTCGACAAAAGGTCGCATCGCTTTGAGGTCATCTAGGTCGCCGCCAGCCAAAAACCAGTTAAGAGCTTTCAGTCGCGGGTAGACAATGATCTCGGTAATCGCTGCTGCGCGTGGCGAAGGCCAGAATTGAAATCTTCCATCTCGCACACCCGCTGCTATATCCTCAATTCCGTGTGTTCCTCCAGAGTATTCTAACGCCGCCTCCAGCCATTTAGAACACCGATCAAACTCAACATCCATCACCGTTTTCCTGCCGCCACAGCTTCCATTCGCGGCACACCTACACGCCAATCATCAAGCACCGCCCCGGTGTATCTGACCTTGACCTGGCGTCCAGAAAAACGCACATCGGTTGGCTGGCTCGCGGTGTACGGTCCAAACGTCGTCTCAGTCGATGTCGGGTAGCTTCTTACCTTAAAGGACACCTGCACTTCTCCAAGTGTCTGCTCGTCAGGCACCAATTGCAAGACTGACATCGTTTGATCGCCATTGCCCAACTCAATCGGGCCAGACTCGGCAAAAGGCGTCGCAGAGTCGTAGGCATAGCCCACCTCATGCTCGTAGATGTAGCCGTCGCTTGATACCATCAGCGGATTGGTGAAGACTCCTCGATCCGTCCCCGCCGTCCGAGCCAGATCGCCAATGGCCCAATGGTTTTCACGATAGTTGTACACGACATAGGAATCGTTCTCAGTAGCCTGGCTTGACGGGTAGAACCACCAGATCTCGCCATACTTTGAGTTATTCACAGCGTAGATCTTGCTCGCCTGCGAGACATTGAGATCTTGGAAGACAAAATCCGAGACATCGCAAGGCAAAGGCTTGACATATCCGTCATAAATCCAGAAGCCGGAAGTTGACATCCAGATCGCGGCAGTCTCAATGGCCGCCACGGACTGCGAAGAAATCACGCCGCAGGCAGATCCAACCTTCTCAAAGCTGTACACATAAGGCAGGCCGATATAGGTCGCTGTGTGAACATCGACATCAGTAAAGAGGATGCTGATGCCCCTGACGCGCTTTCCGCACTTGAGGTTTCCAACCGTCGCCAATTCGAAGTCACCGGCCTGATTCGTAGCGGTAGGCGTCCAGACGGTGTTGTTTTCCTGATCGCACCACTGCACCTTGCGAGGGTTGCCGCCAGCGCCCAGCGCAAAAAGAAACCGCTCTGATGTGACAAGCAAAGCCTCGTTGTCTGTAGGCGCGTTGGTGATGGCCGCTGCCAGAGTCGGGGTGGAGAAACCAAGCTGCCACTCGTAGAGCTTGCCGTCAGCATTGGAGCAACCGACTAGGTACTCGCCCCATGTGTCCAGACTCCAAGTCGTGGCCGGCGTGATGTTGGTCAGATCTGGCCTCGCAACACCGTAGGAATATGAGCCATAGGTGCTGTATCCGTAACCGATCTTGACGATGGCATCGGCATTGCCAGCCGTAAAGCCTGTTGGGGTAATGTCCTTGAGGGTGCCGCCCTCGTTCATCGCGTACAGCTTTGAATGCGTACCCGCTCCAATCCAGCGATCTGAAGAGTTGTCGCGCCAATTGATGAACCCTCGGCACGATCCCGTCATCTGCTGACTACTTCGCTTGCGCCACCCGCCGACAGGTCGCATCGTCCCCTCGTACCAACGAACAAGGGATGCGTCAAAGTACCTGCCAGCAGACTGATACTCGGTGCCGTTACGGTAGACGCCAGGCGGGATCTTCAGAGGAATGTAGGCCATGATTTCACGCCGATCTGTTAGAGACAAAGGTCACGGTCAGAATTATGGATGGAGTCGCAGGGATCGCTGGAGTTGATCCGCTCGCCGTGACTGCTGGGAACTGCTCCATCGACACACCAGAATCCGACACCCTCCACATCATCTCAAAATAATCGTTTTCAGCAAGCTCAATGTAGAAGTTCATCGCTGCAATCAACCGGCTTGCTGATCCAGTTGACTTGCGTGCCTTGATGCCGAATTGACTATTTGATCCAGCGATGTCAGTCCCGTTCTTGCGGAACCAGATGTTTATGTCCTGAACATCGTTCGTGGTGTTGATGAACTGCGCACTAAATTGGATGTTGTACAGACCATCCTGAGAGACGTTGATCTTTGATGGCAGATCGCCCGTCATCGCGGTAGAGGTCACAGTCTGCGATGTGGATACTGTATATGTGCCAGTGCCGCCAGCGGTACCAGTTAACTGCTCAACGATCCTTGTCCCAGCCGTAACGCCAGTGCCGCTAATCTGCATTGACGGGTAAATCGTACCGGCAGAGATGGCCGATACCGTCAATGTCGTGGTGGCGATTGATCCAGTGAAAGAAGCGGTGCGCGATGAAACAGATACACCGTTGCTGTAGTCCGTTGTGTTGTATCTGAAATAGTACGCTACCGCAGTCGATCCATCGGTCTGGTCGGTGTCGTCTTGAAAGGCGCCGTAAGGCAGATTCAGATACTTGCCGCCACGCGGCCCGAAAACCGTCGCCAGCGCGTTAATCAGCTTAATAAAGAATGTCCTCATCGAGCCATTGCTCTGATCGAGATAGGCGCGGTCATACAGAATCGGCGCCGATCCGATGCTCGGAGGCGCTGGCGTCTGTATCTGCTGATTGAGGTTTGTCGCCATGCCTATGCCAAGTGTTTGCTCTCAGCCTCAATGCCATCGAGACGCCGCATCCATCCCTTGCCAAATGTGGCGAAGGTTGAAAGACTCTTGTAGTGGGCCTCGCGCAGATGACAGAAGTCCGCAATGATTGCGACGGGTTCCTTGCTGGCAACCGCAGCCATTGTTGCTGGTCCGATCTTGCCGTCTGCTGTTACTCCAACAGCTTGCTGTAGAAATTTACTAGCCCGACCAACGCCAGCATTGACAGCGCAATCAAACACGCAAAGATCGACCCCAGAAGGAAGATCATCCCCGCGAACAGCGTCCCAGTAACGCTGCTTGTACAGCGGAGAAACCATCTCAATGGTGAGCGCTCGCATGTCGGCTTCGGTAGCAGGTTTTCCACTCCAATCCTCCCAGACTCGTTTGGTCACCCCTAGATTGGTCATCCCTCCGGGATCATCTTTATGGTTCACATACCCTCCTTCCCACTTGAGGATGTGCTTGAGTGCTTCTTGCCAATTTTCTTTCATGTTATTTCCCCGCTGATTTAGAAAGCAGATCCGTCTTAGCCTGCGAGCCAGCAGACGATCCAAAGTAGTAAGCAATGATGCCTGTCCATGCAGTGCCCAGAGATCCAAGCATCATCAGGATCGCAGGGTTGTTGCTGTCGATCTGGTTAAAGAACATCATCACCATGATGCCAAAGAATCCAATCGTCACGGCGCCGGCCAGGATCGGCGGCATCATTGAGCGGGTAGTCGCCTGCATCTCCCTCGCGCTCTTGCGATCCTCAACAGAGAGCTTCTCGAAGTTCAGACCAAGTTCCTGCGCCTGCTTCGCCAACTCAATCTCTGCGAGCTTGACCTGCGCGATCTGGTCAGCCGTGAGCTTGTTGCTGGCAATGAGGTCACCGACCTTGCCCTCATCGACTCCAATGGCCTTGGAGATCGCAGAAACCGCCATGCCAGCCAGTGGGCCTCCCATCGCGGTAGCAATCGTCGGTGCAATTTGTTTTAGCCACTCCATATCTCAGCCTCCTCTTTTTGTCAGCATAGCGCTGGCGATCTCCAGCATGAACTTGGTCTGCTCGAGGTTCTTGGGTGGCTCGGCCCATCCCACAGTAACCTGACCAACAAAACGATATGAGTCTGGCGGCACACTCACCCGGCAGGTGAAAGTAACACCCTTTTGCAAATACCAAAGACCAATCTCTGACTGAGCGTAGCGGTACTCACCGCATGGGATCTCGTTGGTCATCAGCTTGACCACATCAGAGTTGTTCGAAGCGTTGTGAGTAAATAGGCCGACGTCAATTTCTTCAATGCTTTTGTCTCTGCCTTCTTTCGTAAAGGCGCGATACAAAGTGCGAGAGTTAAACAGCGGGTTGACCTTAAAGATCGCCACAACCGTGGCGCCTGTCTGCTTAAAGAGCATCGTCGCAGCGTCTTCTGCCCTTTCTGTTCGTATCTCTGGCAGCTTCTTTGACTCCCTGTAGGCGTCACGAATGAACTCCTGACTCTCGTAGAGTGCATAACCCGCGAAGGCGATAACGGCCATCAGGATCACAGCAAACAGCTTGAACGGCGAGTCCACATACCCAAGAATCTTGTCTAGGGTTGTGTTCGCGTTCAGCTTGTCTGTCATGTCGCCTTCACCACCGCCCAAATCGTCACTGCAATCGCTGCACCGCCAATAGCCAACCCGATCAGTATGGCGATGACCTCTTCAATCTCTGTTTGCCGCCTCTGGGCAGCTTCCTTCTTGCGCCGCGCCTCGTGGGCAGCATCAATGTCCATCTGCTTTGCTCTGGCCGTGATGCGCTGCCAGACGTCCATCTTGTTGGGGAAAAACAGGCCTTTGACCTGTTCTTCAAACTCTCTGGCCTGTTCAAGAGCCATCTCCAGTTCTAGAGCTTTACCCATGCTAGAGCCTTTAAACCCGCCAGCCTTGACCTGCTTGACCACCTCGATGGCCTTCTCCTTGGCCTCAAAATACCTGCTTAACGCAGGCCCGAGCGAGGCTACGTCGTCAACGGTTTTTGAAACTTTCTTGACAAGCTGAACTGCCGAGGAGATGGCAGCAAGAGCGGTTACTGGATCGATCATTTC